TCCCACAACAGGAATTACTTAATGAAGAATTCTTGATCTATGCAAGCTTAATCAACAATGGATAATCTTTTAGGGTAAGAGAGTTTAGTCTCTCTTACCCATATATTTTATTTCAGGAGGATTAATATAATGAGATTTACATTGAAGAAAGATTTTCCAAAAGGATTCTATGAGCCAATCTTTAAGAGATATTATAGATATCTCTTTGGTCCAATTGTTATCACTGGTGATATGAATACTAAATCCGTATGTTTTATATGTGGAGTATTTAAGAATGGGTATAGATATACTATGAATCTTATATTCAAAGATGATACTTTAAGGAAGATTTATTTTAACGTAACCAAGTTAGAATCTGGTACAATAATAAATCTTATGGCAGAAAAGGAAGAATTAGATGATGTATTAGAATATATCTATTCTAGTTATATTCTTAAAAATGATCTAGATCTTATTGAAGGTGAAAATAATGATTAACTTAAATGATATGCCAGAAGAATTCTATAATTTTATATTTGGTAATGTAGTTATAGAAGAATTCTTGCCAAATATAACCATAGAGTGTACGTATATAGATGAAGTAAGATTCTATGGTAGAATAGTTATAGATAAAGAACTAAATGAGATTGCACTTGTTAGTATTGAATATAATGAATTTGATAAATATGATCCAGATTATCCATTAGAAACTACTTATAGATTAGCTAGAAGAGATAAATTTCGTATGGATAATATATTAGCCATATTCAGAGAAGCTAATAAGGAATATGGTTATAATAAAGACATTAAGATCATTAACCTATAAGTTATCTTTAAACAAAAGAGTAAATAAGTTTTAAGTAAAAAGGAGATTTACTATGATACTAAGGGGATACTATACTCTTATTAGTACCAAGCTAAGAAAAGAGAAAACTGTATTTACTTCTGACTATAGTCAAAATAAATTCTATGTTAATAGAGATAACTTCTATGTAGTAGATACTGGAGAAGCTAAATATGCATTAGATGAAACTGATAATATAATGCGTATTATGCCTGAAGGGTATATCAATGTAGATATATATGATGCTAATATTAAAGAAGCATATAATGATATCATAGAATATATGGATACAAGAGATTATACTGAAAAGCCACTAGGGGTTTAACTCCTAGTGGTATTATTTTATTTGGAGGAAACTAAAATGGAATCAAAAGTTGTACAAGCATTTAAAGGTGAAATCAATGGTATTGAAATTGATAATCAAGATATCTATTGGGAAGTAGATTATATTATAGGTGATATTGAAAGTCATTTAGATATGGAACTTCCTACAGAATTTATTAAAGATTTTATAGAAGCATACACGCAACTATATGATAGTGTAGATGCAGAATATCTTTATGACTTCAAATCTGAAATGATTGCTTCTTGGGATATGGATATTGAGGACGTTAGAGATTTAAGATTTAATCTTGCATATGGGTATAAAACTGATAAACTTGATGAAATTAATGAAAAAATATCTGATTGGGATAATACTTATGGTAAGAAGTAAGATGTAATAACTAACCCCCATAGGAGTTTATCTCCTATGGGGATATTTTTTGCTGCATATCTTTTTTTATGAATATATATTATAGAGGTGAAATGATATATTGTTATAATGTAATTAAGAAGGAGGACAAATATCATGAAAAAACTTAATCTTATTGAAACTTTAGCAGGATTGTGTATCGATTTAGCATATACAACCATCAAGCGGCTAGAAGATCGATATGTAATCGATTCTAATTATAACTATAACGATGGATATTTCCAATACGATGTCTGCTATTATGACTCTGTTGATGCAGAGGTCGATTTAGATGGAAACATCTTATCTGCATCCCGTGAGTATGGGCAAGAGTTCTGGAATGGTGGAGGAGAGATGAGTGAAAATAAATCATATAAACTAGGTGATCCAGATTGGAAACTGGTAAATGATAAGAATGTCATGCAGATCGTATTCGATCGAGCAGATGAAATCTTAGCATTGAAACCTGGTGAGGAGATTGAAATTACTCGAGAAGAATGCTCTGAATATCGTCGTCGTAATGCAGCTAAGGAGGCGTAATTATTATGGAACTAACTCAATATATTGAAGGAGTCAATCCTATAGATTTAAAGAATTATTTATTCTGTAGAAAGCACAATATTATTGTGCGAGAAAGTCAAATAAATGATTCAATAAATGACTACATTTACACTATCAGAGATGACACCAATTCAGTAATTCGAATGGAGACAGTATTAAATAAGTCATTTGAGAAGATAACTCTCACCGATATCTTATCAGTGGATTCTGATGATGGAGTTTATTTTAAATATAAAAATATTGTCAGCAATATCTACTTCAGATATTTTAATATCAAATTAATAGAAGATATATTAGATGCTGTAAAATTGTCCAAACAACAAATACAGCTTAAATATGGAGGACGTGACCGAAAGTGTAAATATCTAAGCGGTAAAGTATATAATGCCGAAGACTATATTAATAGATATAAAAAGTCTAATGATACTATTATTCTTTCTAGAAGTACAGGTAGTGTATTCTCTAATGATACTTTAAGAGCATCTGTAGATTTTTCAGTATTATTAATAAATACCCTATTAGATAGTGATGATCCATCCAACGATTTTATTGAATTATGTAAGAAATATAATGTACGTTATTCAACAAAATCTTTACGATATGTAAAGACTTTTATGAAGAATAAAACTTTTTATCGAAATTATAGACGTCATTTGAATAATATAATCAAGAAAGGTTTTATTTCCTATAAAGGTGAAAACTGGAAGATTAGTCGCATTTATACATATCTACCATTTTTATATTTTATGTGGTTAACTATTAAAGGTGGAATCCCTGGAAGAAAATGGGATAAGAAGTTAGGAGTTGTGAAAACTGATGAATAAAGAATATCGTTTTAATCATATACCAGAAGTGGTATTACGCAATATCAGATTTATTAGAGATAATAATATTGATATTGGTACTGGAGATGATGTCCTAGAATGTATGATGGACATCAATCCAGTAGTTAGAACTAAAATCTACGATGATTATGAATTTGCTAAAGATGTAGCAGAACGTAGATTTGGTAGCACTATTGAAAAACTAGATTTGAGAACAGTTCTTCAAAAGTGTATAACTCGTCCATATAATTCAATTCTAAACAATATCTATTTCAGATATTTTAATAGCGAATTGATTGATGACCTATTTAAGTTAGGTCAATCTTCTAAGGTATTAGACTTAGCTATTGAGTATGAATGCGAATACTATACTGTAAACGCAGCCAAAACTAATATTAGAAGATATAATGAAGATGCATATTATAACAAATATGCAGCAGATTCTAACATTATTAGTTCTCATAGAAGCTTACATGATCCACAAGTTAATGCAGTAAAATCGGCAGAATTCACTTATGATTTATTAATGGCTTCAAGAGCCGAAGAATTCAATCCAGAAATAGTGAGAGAGATCTTCGTTAAGTATGGATTGAAACCAAACTCTTCTAGAAATCTTTATAATAGAATCAATGATAATCTTAACTTATTCTATTATATTGAAGACTACTTAGATGAATATCGTGAAGAAGGTAAATTTATATATGGCACTAGAGAGTACAAGATTCTCAAAGACTTTAGAAGTTTACCACTCATGGTTGTTTTAACTCAATTAACCAGAAAGAATGATTCTGGGTATGTTTTGAACTCCAATTTAGAATTGGTGAAAGGTTAAAGGTAAGAAAAATGATTACAACTAAAATTATGGAAAACGTGAAAGCTACATTTGAACGTACAGGTCAAGATCTTGAATTGACATACAATAATTTCAAAGATCAATTAACTCCAAAGGAAATCTATGACATCTGCATAAATAAAGCAGAAGTTAAAGATGAACTTCCTAAGGAAGATTTAAATGGTAATCGTTTAAATCCATTTGTTTATGCATGCAAAGATGAAAAGAAAACAGTAAAAGGTTTAAATCCAGATTTCAAAGTCACTAAGAGTAGTGATATTCTTATTAATGCAGAAGAAGACACATCAGATAGTAAAGATAATTATGTTATCGTGGATGGTACTATTGAAGAAAATGTAGAAAAACGTATAGTAGAGCCAAAACCTACACATGTATTCAAACCAGCTATGGTTATATCTACAAAAGAAGATACTCTAAATTACGAATCCGTTGGCTTTGCTATCGGATTTAAAAATGCAGATGCAGATGATCTATTAGCAATGGCTAATGGCAACGCATTACGATTAGTTCCTGCATTACAATGGCTTTATAGTCAAACAGACGATGAAGGACTACGTAACCGCATTGAAGAAATTACATTGGATGTACTTTTTGATAAATAATAGTACAACGTATTAAACGGAGGATATTGACATGAATGATTTATTAAAAGCCTTACCAGAAGGTATTGATGATGTTATTATGGCAGCATTAACAGAAACTGATGCTGATGTAATTAAAATAGCTATTAAAGCTGCAACTATATTTGGTGGAGTTTATACGTTATACCGTACAATTAAATATGCCATTGATAATGATAAACTTAGAGATTTAACTGAGCTTGTATCAGCTTCAACTGGTATGGTAGAAGCAGCATCTCCTAGTAAAGAAATCAAAGGTGCAATCGGTAGCATCTTTGGATCAAAGGATAAATAAATGGATGTAGGTAGCAAACTAAAATCACTAATTCCGAATAGCCAGTTTGCTGCTGGTAAAAAGGAATTAGTGATAAGATGTCCATATTGTGGACATACATCTTCCGCTGGGAAGAAACATATGTACATAGGCTTATCTCCGGATAAGCCTTACATGTTTAATTGCTTCAAATGTGAAGCAGGTGGATTAGTTAATAGAACCTTTTTAGATCTCTTGAATATTAGAGATGAAGAATTATTACAAGCTATTGATATCCATAATAAAGAGATGAAACAGAGTAGGAGCAATTCCTACTCTGCTAATCATATTAGACAACCTCAAGTAGCATATGATGCATTTGAGGTTGATTATAACTTATATCCAGATAAAATGAATTATATTAATAATCGTCTTGGTGCTAACCTATCAGTATCAGAAATGATGAATATGAAAATTATATTCGATTTTTCTTTTTTTAAACGACAGATCATGAGGTATCTGGGAGCTACAGAATCTGATTTTCAACGAATTCAAAGGGACTATGTAGGATTCCTCTCAGTTAATAATACATCACTCTCTATGCGTTGTATTAGAGAAGTTGATAGTAAATATAGATATCTAATCTGTAAACTAGATGATAGAGATATCTATAATAAAGCTTTCTGTATACCATCATCTATTCCATATACATCGGATAGAATTACGGTACATATTACAGAAGGACAATTCGATATCTTATCTGTATATAATAATATAGCCAATAGAGCTACAGGAATATACTTTGCAGCAGCTGGTAATAAGTATTCAGCTGTATTACAGTATATACTCTCTAGAGGAATATTCTATATGGATATTCATCTATACTTCGATAATGATTCAGCTGGTGAAATAGCTAGAAGGCAAATAGAATACTTTATAAAGAATAATATAGCATTCTTTAGAGGATCTAGAGTCTTCTCTCATGTAAACCAAAAGAATAAAGATTTCGGAGTACCACTATCTGATATACAAGATTTCTGTACACAAATACTATAGCGGTATGGGCTTAAAGTCCATACCGCTTTATTTTTTTGTCTTAAACATCACATTAATAAAGGAGGTCGACTATGGGTAAATTCCTTGACACTACATATACAGCCACTATAAACTCTATATTAGAGTCTCAAACCAAACGGCTTGATAATACATTCTATACATTTACAGATAAAGCTCCTACTACATGCACTTACTATAATATCAATACTAGTAAGAGTACATTAGATGAGTCTACAAACTTAGCCTATAGTTATACTGATGGAGATTCTCCATTAAGATATAATAGAATTAAAGATACAGTTATCTTTGGTCTTGATAGAATTCAAGTTCAAATGGATGCTGGTGATTTTGGTCTTGAATCAGATACAATCGAAGGTGATGCTTATATATTACCTAACTCTTTCAAACCATATCCTCAAGACTATTTTATTATTAATCATACTAATGAAGAGTATCTCTTCAAAGTTACAAGTGTATCATTAGATACATTGCCAACTGGGGCTAATATGTATAAGATCTCTTATCGTCTAAGCTCTCATGATGGTGATAATACAGATATTGATTCTTTAGTTGTAGAATTCTATACTATGGATACAACTAATATCGGTACAAATCTATCTTTAGTAATCAAAGATGATGATTATTCTTATATTAGTAGAGTTGAAAATATCTGTCAAGATATGATTGCTTACTATAGAAGTCTCTTCTATAGTAATAAAACTCAGACTTTTATTTTTTCTTATGATGATCATAATTTCTATGATAGTTATATGATTGAGTTCATTAAACGTCATGATATTATGAATACTGGTGATTTGGATTACTTACACGTAGCCCATCAACTTCCTACTAGAGCTACATTTGCTTTAGATTATTCTAAATCTTTCTTCCATTCATTAGAAAGAAAAGATATTGGTACTATATGTAATCCATCTTGCTATGGTATGCTAGTAGAAGATAAGACATCTATCCTATACTATAGCTTAGAAAACTATTATTATATCTTCTATGAATATAAGATGGGTGATTATTGGCAAGTACCATCATTCGATGATGATACAGTAATGCGTATTAGAGATAATGAACGTTATGAAACTGATGATCTAAACTACTTTAAGAATATCGTTATTGATTACTTCAATAATAATACAGATAAGATGAATAGATTTGAAGAATTCTTACTTAAATCTCTAGAAGATTTTAACTATACTATTCCTCAACATGATATATTTTACTACGTTCCTGTGATTATTTATATCCTAGAACGTCAAGTTCAAGCTATATTAAAAAATGTATCACGTTAACATATCAGTAATCTTAATGGAGGTACTGCAATGAACAGTGAACTCGATAATTTTTTTAAAGAGCAAATCGATGAGAAAGATGCATTCGATGTAATGGTCGATGAAAATGCTTTCTTAGACTCTTTAATTGCTAAAAGAGATATCATTGATGCCATCGAAGATGGTGACGATGATGATGAAATTATGGATGATGACGATGTAGCATTGTCTTCATTATCCGATGATGATTTAGATAATCTTGCAGATGATAACGATGATTACATCGGTTATGATGAAGAAGATTATTAATATTTTAAGGAGGACTTTAACATGGCTGATGATAAAACTATCCACCAAGAGCTAGATGATGCAGCTTCTACTGTAGAAGACGTTGTTGCTGACTCCACTGCTACTGATAATGACATGGATAATACTATTGATAACATCGTTGATGCTATGGATGAAATCGAATTAGATGATGACGATGACAATACTGATATCGATTCTGTAGCAGAATTAGACGATGAAGAAATTGATATTGAAGCTGACGGTGAAGATGATGCAGCTGAAATTGAATTGCTTTCTGATATCGATCGTACTCATGATAACGATAGTAAAGATCTTGCTGATGAAATCCAAGATAATGTGGAATTGAAAGAAGCTTATGATCTTATTGATGATGATTTAATCGTTTCTGTTCAGGAGGCATATGATGAAAACTTTGAAGACTAAACTAGTTAATGTAAATTGCCGTCGTCCAATTCGTTTACGTAACCGTCTTGTACGTGGTATTTATCGTGAAGTTTTAACTGTAGAAGAAATTGCTGATTGCATTTCCCAACAAGCTACAGTATATGAAATCTTGCCTACTGGTGATACAGTAGTATTAGATTTCACTAACTATAACGTACCAGCTGTTCCTACTATTTCTGAAGAAGAAGCTGCAAAAGCTCAAGCTGAGGAAGAAGCTCGTAAAGCTGCCGAAGCTAAAGCAGCGGCTGAAGAAGCTAAGAAAAAAGAAAAAGAAGCAGCAGCTGATTCTAAAACTAAAGAAGAAAAACCTACTGCTGCTCCAGTAAAAGAAGAAGAAATTGTTGAAGATGCTGAAGAAAAAGTATCTGAAGCTAAAAAAGCAGCAAAAGAAAAAAAATAAGATAATTACCTCCCATAGGATCTTAGAATCCTATGGGAGATATTAAGCTTATAATTTTTTTCTCTTACCATAGATTCTTATATGAATGAATCTATATAAGTGGTGTGCATATCTTCCTAACAAGAAGATACATAATAGTTTAATGAAGTTACCAAATAGCATTGCTGTTGTTGCAGTATTGATATTATTGGTAGTATTCATTACTAGATAGTATAACCATCTAACCATAAAGTGTGGATCTACTACAGAACCACATATGATGACTAATGTAAGTAATAATACTATATAGTATATCACTACTGTTGGTCTAAACTCCTTGTTTAATAACTTAATTTCCTTAATTGAAAATAGCATGATATAACCTCCTATCTATAAATAACTATATCATTATATCATGTCTATAATATATCACTCTAGAGGTATTTATGAAGATTTATTATCAAATGTCTACAAGAAATACTAGCTTCTTAAAGATGCATCAGTATTTAAAGGCAATTGGGATAAAGAATAATAAATTCATGCTTGCACTCCTAGATCCTGACCTTGCTGGTATAGATCCACATGATCCAAATTTAAGTACCTACTATAAAAGTAAGGTCTTAGCTGAGTGTATGGTAAACTTCTGGTACTTCGCTCGTGAAGTAGTACGTGTACCAGACCAAGGTGGTAGCGGTAAAGGTATTCCATTAGAACTACATCGTGGTAATATGGCATTATTCTTCTGCTCCATCTATAATATGAATATATTCTTGGAACTCCCTCGTCAGCATGGTAAGACATTATCAGCTGACGTTAGATATTTACACTTATTTAACTTTGGTACATCTAACTCTACTATTGCATTTATGCATAAAGCCTTAGAAGGATCCAAAGATAACTTACAAACTCTTAAAAACTTACGTGAATGCTTACCTCCATATTTACGTATGGACCAAACATTTACAAGAGATGGTAAGAATGCTAAAGTATCAGATACAGTATTGAGACTTGAGCATGCAGTTAATAGAAATAAGATTATCACTGTAGCATCTGCTCGTAATAAGACAGCTGCACAAAATACATTACGTGGTAAATCTATTCCTTTATTGTGGGGTGACGAATGGGGATTTGCACCATATAATGAAATCATTTATCTTAATACAGTTCCTGCATTTAAGAGAGCTGCCGATAATGCTAGAGCAAATGGTGCACCTTATGGTATTCTATTCACTACAACCCCTGGATTCTTAACATCCACTGAAGGTGTCTTCGCTTATCAAATGAAAGAAGATGCTGTTCCATTTGCTGAATCTTGGTACGATAAATCGTATCAACAGATAATGGATATAATGAATTCTAATACCAAATCTACATTTGTCTATATCAAGTTTAGCTATGCTCAACTTGGTAAGTCTGAAGAATGGTTTAAAGAAATCTGTAGAACTATGAATAACCGTTGGGAAGACATCCGTCGTGAAGTACTTCTTGAATGGTCTCAAGGTTCTGAAAATTCTCCATTTACTTTAGATGAATTAGAAACCGTATCTCGTTTAACTAAAGATCCTGATACTGTCATTGAAGTATTAGGCGGTAAATTCCAAGTTAACTT